CTGCTGGTCGGTCTCGCTGTCGGTACAGACTGTGACGGACCCGCGCATCACGTGCAGGATCTCGTCGGTGCTCATTTCTGCCCAGGTTGCTCTTTGCATAAGTCTCCTTGTTTCAATTTCTGGATGCGCTTTACGAGGTCCTTAATTTCTTCGACTTGCGCGGCGTTCTGCCGCTCCAGGATCTCGCAGCGCTGCTTGAGCGCTCCTATCTCCATGCGCGATCCTTTGCCGTCGTCGATCAAGGCGAGCGCGAAGCGTAAGGCTTCGGCTTCGTCCGCGTCTATCTGGTTGGGTTTTCCGGCCGCGCGGCGCTCCGCCATTCGTGCGGTCACCCAGTCAAGACGGCTGCGTAGTATTTTGCGGGCGTTGGTGGCTGCGGACATTATTCCACCTCATCGGGGTTGTTTCGTTGTCATAGGTTTCAGTCCAGGGAGCGGCGGGCTGCCGCTTCGTTGAGCTCCAATTCGATTACCGCCCTGATTTCCGGATGGGCTACGTCGAACTCCGCTAGGCGAGCTCTCGCGGCGGCGGCCTCTTGCTGTGCGGTAGTCACCGCCTTTCCCACAAAAGCGTCGGCTTCATCGCCGCGTTCCCAGGCTTTGTCACTGGAGTATTGCGCTTCCTCGTCCCATCCCCGAATAGACGACACGAGTTCATCGCGCTTCGATCGCAGTTTGCGAGCGAGCACTTTTGGCTCCGCGTCAATTTGCGCCTGGAAAACGGACAGGGCAGATTCTACCGTGGCAGCTTCGGCGGAGGTGAGGCCGACTTTGCCTATTGCGTGGGTGACTCCCGCCGGGGCTTGCTTAAGCAGGTGCGGCGCATGGGCGTAGAGCTTAGCCAACTCCACGCACCGCTCGATGGCGCTAACGCACTTGCCGTCCACGTAGGCGGTCGCGCAGGCTGCGTCCATGTTGGAGCGTGCTAATACGATTTCTACCTTTTGGCCTTTGCTTGTTGTCTTGGTGAGGATAACGGTTTCGGACGATGTCATCGTGCGCCTCCGTTGTCACCCTGCTCCGCAACCCAGGCCAGCGACCGGTCATTGGCGGGGGCGTATTCAATCGTCTCCGCCATCTCGCCGGGGTTGCGCTGCGCGCCAGTGCTGCGCTCTGTTTTGTAGGTTCCGCAGGTCGCGCAGACGTACTTGTGGACGAAGCTCGTTCCGCCCGTGGACCAGACGCCCGGGTTCTCACGCAATCCGCCGAGCACTTCGTACGGCGACTGCCAGTCGTGTTCCGCGCCATCGGTGCATTCCGGCGCTTCCGGTTGCGGCCCCGCCTCAACTTCGCCGGTGTAGGATTCGCCGTCCTCTACTTGCTCGTCATCTTCGTCGATCTCATAGACCGAGAAGCGGACCATCACGCGCTCATCGTAGCTACCATCCGCTACCCATTCCTCGGCTTGGTTGATTGCGTCTTGGATGGAGTCGGCTTCGACAATCTCAGTTGCTCCGGATTCTTCTCTGGCTTGGTATCGCTTCGTTGTTGTCATCCCATCAGCTCCTTACAGCTTCAAGCCTAAGCTGTTTTCGTGCGCTAGTCAAGCTGTTTTTGTGCAGGTCGATCAATTATTATTTTTGACTTCAGTCAGGGTTGGCAGAAATACAAGCGTCTCGCCCGGCGGGAAATCTGCTATGCTTCTCTTTCGCGGCTCCCGCCCCGAAAGAGGAATCAAAACTGTCTGTACAAACAGTTTCCTATTCCTTTTCTTCACCTGAAAACTTCGCTGGCCCAACCCCCGCCACTCAACTCGCCCCCTCCCGCAATGCACGAAAAGAAGAAAGCACGAATTCTTTCCGTCCACTGCTGCCGGAAACTCTCGAAAGTCTGAAGGAAACTTATGCCTCTTTCCGCATCCCAATACAGTAAGGAGAACTGCAAGGGCAATTCGGAGGATGCAGCCCCACACCCGGACGGCCGTCTCTCCGGAGAGCCTCCGGGTACTGTAAAACATAGATCACAAGTTCAGAGCGGGACACCCCAGCCAGTCGGCAGATCCGGGCAATGTGGAAGTTCACGGTGCTGACCGAGATCTCAAGGGCGTGTGCCATCTGCTTGGTATTCGCCCCCCAGCGAATACAGCTCCAGAATTGACCGGTCACGCCGCGAAAATCGATTCTTCATGCCCGTAAACCAGAACCGCTGGTACTAATTGTACAAGCTTCGTTGCACGAACAAAAATCCCATTAGGATATTTGCGCAAGGATAAACTGTTGGGCGATGTCGAAGAAACCCGGCGGAGATGAGTCCGCATCCGCACTCGCTCAAAAGCGCTGGGCGAAAACAACCCTGAAACAGCGAAGAGAACACGCGCGGATGATGAATGACGCGCGCTGGTCCGGCCGCCGGAAGACTGCGAAGAAAAAAGCGGGAAAGTGAAGACCTGGCGCGATACGTGCGCACCTTTGGAAAAGGAGACCCATGCAATGAACGTATCGATGATTGAAATGGATCCGGAAGTCGCGCAAGCGAAGTTGGACGCCTACAAGGAATCGCTACAGCGGAAACACTCATCGGAGGTTGACGCCGAATGGAATGCAGCCCTGGACGCCTACAAGGAACTGGCGAAGGGCACGCCGCTGTTAGATCCGGTGGCGGCGATCCGCAACGCCGGATGGCGAGCCGATGGCAGGCCGGTGCTGGCGATCGCAAGGGCCGATCAGAAGCGTGTCACGTTTTCCTTCGACACGCACGGCCGTAGATGGAATGCCGAGAAGAGGGAATGGTTTAGGCCGTGGAACCCAATGAGTTGGACTTTCGTGGCAGCGAAAGCACGGTGGGACCGGCAGCGGGCCGCCAGCCTGCGATTCAATGTGCCCGACGTCACCGAGCAACCGCCCGTCGATCCAAAGAATGGGGCAGCGATGGTGCCGATGGTTCCCGCGGACGTGATGCCGGCGCGAGGTTGCGATCTATCCAAGCACTTCATTCTGTGGGAAGTCGAATCCTGGGACTTTGCGCCGCCGGTGGATCCGATCCTGTTACGTCCCATTGGCGGAAATCTATATGCCGTCGTCGCTCAGTGGGATCTGACGGAAGTAGAACGATTGATTATCGCTGGGACAAGAGGCGACAAATAAAACGAGTGAACGATGACCAAACGCGAAGAACTACTGGACCCCAACAGTTACGGCGCTGAACGCCAAGGTCAACCCGACCTGTTTCCGCATAGTTTCCTTCGGGACCTTCTGCCAGCTGCCCAAGGGCCATGAGGGTCCTTGCCAAGATTCCATTTAGGCGTAACGGAAATCCGTGACATAACCTGGAAGTCGCTGACGTCGGGGCTGACCCTCTTCGCTGGCCCAACGCCCGCACAGGGACCGCAATCACCCACGTTGCACGAAAAGAAAGACAGAAACGAAGTCCTGCTTCTTATGCTTCTTTCCTCATCCCCATGCAATAAGGAGCGGGACACGGGCAGTTCGGTGAATGCAGCCCAACACCCGGACGGCCTTCTCTCTTGAGGGCCTCCGGGTATTGCAGGACGTAAATCACCAGCTCGGAACGGGATACCCCGGCGAGCCTACAGATCCTGGCGATGTGAAAGTTGACGGTGCTGACCGAGATCTCGAGGGCGTGCGCCATCTGCTTGGTGTTTGCCCCCAGGGAGAACAGCTCCAAGATCGACCGATCGCGTCGGGAGAATCTATTCTTTGTCGACACGCTCCACGGACCCCAACCTAGTACTAAGTGTACCGGGAAGTCCGCGAAATTCCCATAAATCCCCTAGGTTCTGCCGAAACTCCACTAATTTACAGATTGTTTTCAACTCGTTATATATCGCACACTTGAATCGTGGAAAGCGCAGAGCGAAGCCGGCTGATGGATGAATTCGGCAGGCTGTATTCGGAGAGCCAGGTTTGGGCTCCGAAAGAAAAACGGATGGACGCGCTCAAGGACATTATTCGCGGCTGGTACCCGGATTTGCCGGCGGATCAGGCCTTGACGATCCCGTCCACGCACTTCGATATTCAGCTCAGCGAAAAGCCGATCGTGAAGAAATGGAAATCGATGGCCGCAGTATGCAAGGCCGTCGGCGGGCTGAAACACTTCCTGACGGTCTGCGATGTGACCTTCAAGGCTCTGGCGGGAAAAATCGGCAATTCGGCCGCGGAAGCGCTGCAGGTCGAGGCCCGCACCGGAAAACGGAAAGTGAAAGCCGTGGCGCGACTCGCGCACGTGATCGAACTGCCGAAGGCAGCGTAAGACCTCACACGCGCCGGCTGGATACTGCACATATGTTCAGTATCTGATCCCACGCGCGCGACCGCCGGGCCGGTCCGAAAACATAGTCCGCCTTGTGACTGTATGAGCACCTCCGCGCCTGAAAAAATTCCGGTTTGCAACACCGAAGGCCGAATCATCGAACGTGTAGCCATCGGCTCGCCCCGGGCAATCCATCTGCTGAAAGCGCCGAACGCGACGATCGTCCGCAAGCGCCACCGCGGCGAACCGGTTCGCATTCTGCTGATTTCTCAGGGCGACGAATCGCGCCTCAAAGACAAGTTCGGTGACCCGCGGGCATACTCGCACCGGCACGAGACCGAGACCAACCCGGAGAATGTCTGGACGCTGAAGCGCATCCCGACGGAGACGGCGGACATCTTTGGCGCCGTCGTGAACGAGCTGGCAGCGTAGGGAAGCCCTGCAAGGTAGCGCATGAAAGACCGCCGCAAGTGCCGGAATAACCGGTGCTTTTGCGGTGTCTGCGCCAAGTGCATCAAGAGCAATTCTTACGGCCGGAAAGACACCGGCTGCTCCTGTCGCCGATCGAACTGCGATTGCGCCAGGTGGGAAGCGATCTGGAAAGAACGGATCGAAGACCCAACCTACTACAATCGGCCCTTCATCCCGGCCACGATGCAATCCTCCCTCCGCGATCTCGAAGGGTAATCCCCAAAATGAAGTTAATCCTCTGCTACAAAGACGTCTCGACGCAGGCGTGCCACGTCGGCTTGGGGGTGACGGCCCTCAATCTCGCGGCCAGCCTGGTCGAAGCCGGCGTCTATGCCGAAATCTGGCCGGTATTCGACGGCTACGCGCTCCGCGATCGCCTGAAGGTCTCGCCGGACGTCACACATGTGGTGATGCTGGCGCCGTGGGTCGATACCCCGTTTCTTCGCGGGCTCACCGCTACATTCCCAAAGGTGCAATTCACCGTCACCTGCCACAGCAATATCGGATTTCTGCAATGCGACGCCTGGAGCGTCAAAGTGATCCGGGAGCAGATGGAACTGGAGCGCGATCGCCTCAACTTCAGAGTCAGCGGCAATTCGAAAGTGTATTGCGACACGATGGTCGCCGCCTACCGGCGACCCTGCCAGCACCTGCCCAACCTGCACCACATGCAACTGCCGCCCACCTCCCGGGAACGATGGAGCAAAGGTACTATCCTGCGGATCGGGATCTTCGGCGCGACGCGTGTCCTAAAGAACATGGGCACCGCGGTAGCCGCCGCTCTGATCACCGCCGAAACGCTTCAGGCCGAAACGGAAATCTGGGTTTCCGCGGGCAGGGAAGAGGGCGGAAAGGGCGTCATGGCGGCATGCCGGAACATGGTGGCCGGCCACACTTACGCCCGCCTGGTTGAGTCTCCCTGGCAGCCCTGGGCACAGTTTCACTCGACCGTCCGCAAGATGAACATCCTGTTGCAGCCCAGCTTCACGGAATCGTTCAACAACGTGACGGCCGACGGCATCACCATGGGCGTGCCTTCCGTGGTGGGACCGGCAATCGAGTGGGTACCGCGAGACTGGCAGGCGGATCCCGACGATGCCACCGAGTTGGCAAAAACGGCGATGCGGCTGATCGGAAGCCGGCGCGCCGCGGCCCGCGGTCTTCGGGCGCTGGAGAACTACAATGCAGCAGCTATTAGCGCTTGGAAACAATATTTGGCGGCCTGAGATGAAAATTGATTGGAAGATCGACCTCGGCCATATCATCACGTTCGGCGTGTTGGTGTTGGGCTTCGCGGTGCAGTACGGCTCTCTCTCTACCCGGTTGAGTGCGGTAGAGGTCCAGGCGGCCAAGGCGACGGAAACGAACCGTTCGCTCGACGCCACACTGATGCGCCTCGAAAACGCTATCGTCCGCCTGCAGACCCAGATGGACGAACGGGAAAAACGCTGGGTACCCGTCGCCGCCCGGTAGAGTTCCTTATGAAATCCTTCTTCGCCCGCATCTTTTCGATGCACCCGTTCGCGTTGGCCGCGGCCGTCTGCTTGATCGCGCTGACTATACCCTCCTATCGATTGCTCGACGCGGAGCGTGCCAACGTGGGCGCGGTGCCGAAAGCGATCGCGCAGCAGGGAGACGAGACGCGCAAGTTCGTAGGCGACTGGCTGACCACTCATCTGATGCCGCCGGTCAACCGCATGGTGGATACGGTCGACGGCGTGCCGGCGATGGCGCGGAATCTGATCGCCACGCGGGTCGATGCCGGCCTGGGTGAAATCGCGGCCTGGAGGAAGGACCTGGCGCCACGGGTCGACCGGACCTTGACGCTCGCCGAAGGCCTGCATCAAAGCGCGAAGCCGGTGCTGAATAATCTGGCGGAGACGGAACGCAAGTTCGGTTTGATGGCCGACAAATACGCAGCCGTGCCGGATCGCCTGGGCGCGGAACTGCGGCCGTCCTGGATGGCCCTCCAACCGGAGATTACCTGCAGGCAAGCCGATGGCTCGGGATACGGCGGCTGCTGGCATTCGCGGATCACCGGCCTGTTGGGTGAGGCGCTGAAGGTCGGCGGAGTATTCACTCAGAAGTTCCCGGAACTCGCAGACAATTTCGTGAAGATCGAAGGCGACTTCCACGGCATTCTGAGCGACGGGCATCAGTGGACCGCCAAATACGTCGTGCCCCATCCCATGAAGAAGCGCGACTACTTCAAAGCGATCGGCAAGGGTGCGCTCGGGGTGGGGATCGCCGGACTGCACGGCGGCGTCTTCTGATCCGGCGGCTGAATGTCCTGGCCCGACGATGATCTGCTGGCGATCCTGATTGAAAGAGCCACCAGCGAGACGAGCAGCGATCTGACCATCATCTTTACCGTGCTCGCCGACCTGGCTCCGGAATACGACTACTGCAGCAAAGAGCGGATCCGCATTCGATCGGCGCTGCGCGCGGCCAACCGGATCGGCCAGCGTTCCGAAAAACTCCGATCAAAAACTCGGTAAACCATCATGCCCTACAACCTGGTCCAATCGGTTCGCGACACTCTCGCGGTCAACTGGAACTCGCTGCGGGCACCGATGCAGTATGCCGCCGGCATGGCCCTTGGCGGAGCGACGGAAGCGCTCTACGAATTACTGCTTACGCCCCACATGGACTGGCACCAGCTTCCCGGCCGCCTGATCCACAGCGCGCTACTCGCCCTTCTCGTTCACCGGCTGCCGACACCGGGCAGCAAAAGCTAATTGTTTATATGAAAATGTCACCGGCCGGCACCGCCCTGACGCGTCACTTCGAGGGCTGCAAGCTCGAAGCCTATCCCGACGCCGGCAAACCTCCCGTCTGGACGATCGGCTGGGGACACACCGGCCCCGATGTCACGCCCGGGCTCCGGATCACCCAGGAGCGCGCGGATCAATTGCTCGCTCGGGACCTGGCCATCTTCGAATCGGCCGTCACCTACGCCGTCAGAGTTCCCCTCAAGCAGTGCCAGTTCGATGCCCTCGTGGCGTTCGCTTTTAACGTGCGGGGCTGGCGGGGATCCACGCTGATCAAGAAACTGAATGCCGGAGATCTCGCCGGCGCCGCGGAAGAGTTTCCCTGCTGGTGTCACGCCGGCGGCGAGGTCCTCGAAGGGCTGGTGCTGAGACGCGCCGCGGAACAGCGGCTTTTCAACGGCCTCCCATGGGAAGGGTAAGGATAAGGATCGGCCGAGACTCTTTTATGAAAAACATTGTTGATTCCAAGGGACGTACCTTTCGCTTCGATCCGGAATACTCCTCCGGCAAACCGCCGCGCGAGATTGTCGCGAGCGACTTCGACAAAGTAGTATCCGCGTCCAAACTTGGCGACAGAATCAACTTTGCTTTCGAAGATCGCAGCTTGCCGTATCGACCGGAATTGGGCGATGCCAGTTTTCATATCGGCAATGCAAGCTTCATCAGGATCGAATAGGCCGCAGACCCGATTGGGCGCAACGAACCGCGCCGTTTGATACAAACCGTTCCATGACCAAACTCAAGGCCGCCATCTACGCCCGGGTCTCGACGAAGATTCAGGATTATGAAATGCAACTCACGGAGCTGCGTTCCTATGCCGATCGCGCCGGGTGGGAAATCGTGGAGTACGTGGAAAAGGCTTCCAGCGTCAAAAAGCGGCCGGCATTCGATCGCCTGATCGCGGACGCGAAGCTCCGGAAGTTTGAGGCGGTCCTCGTCTGGAAGCTGGACCGTTTCGCCCGCTCCATTTCCAAGTTGGTCGAACACGTAACTCTGTTCGATTCCCTCAGCATCCGTTTCGTCTGCGTAACCCAGGGAATCGACACTCATCTGCAGAACGCCGGCGGCCGGATGTTCATGCAGATCCTGGGTGTCTTTGCCGAGTTCGAGCGGAACCTGATTGTCGAGCGAGTGACGGCCGGCGTCGCGGAAGCCAAAAAACGCGGTGTCCACTGCGGGCGCAAACCGCGGATCTTCCGCCGGGACGAGGCGGTCCGGCTCAGAAAGAGCGGGATGAGCTTCCGGAAAATCGCCAAGCAGATGGGCCTCCCCACTCAAACCGTGGTCGACGGAATCAAGCTGTACGGAAAGCCTCCCTACGATACCCCTCCTTTGGATGCCTAAACATTAGGGTTACGCGCGCCAAAACGCAGTACGGCAGCCAATTGTTTGGCGTACGATTTTCCGGCAAATCCTCCGAAAACAAAGACCTTAGGCGCATTTCATGCGGCGCGGCGCGACCACGAAAGTAGACACCCAACGCGCGCGCGAACAATTCTATGCAATTCGGCCCCAAGCTCAACGCCTTCCTGGCCGCCATCCGCGTCATGCCCAACATCACGCGCGCGGCCGAAGCCGCCGGGATGGACAAGTCGCATCACTACGCCAAGCTGCGATCCAGCGAGGAGTACAGGGAAGCTTTCGAAATCGCGTTCCAGGTGGGCTGCGACGCCCTCTCGGACGTCGCCGTGGAGCGGGCGCAATTCGGCTGGGACGAACCCATCGTATATAAAGGTGGCTTGGCCTTCCCCGAGAAGTGGGACCCAGAGCTCGAGCGGATGGTGCCGGACTATGAAAAGCAGCCTCTGTGCGTCCGCAAGATTGACAACAACCTGCTGCAGTTTCTGCTGAGGAGCCGGCACCCCGCCTATCGCGAGCGCGAAGAGAAGAACGACGCGCCCTCCGCGGCGCCGCCCCTGATCATCCAGACGTATTCCGAAGAGCAGCCGAAAGCGCCCGGTGCGCCGGGTACTTCTGAGAGTTCGTAGCTGTGTTCTTAAAGTTCTCAGAACGACAGGTGGAGAAATTGTCCTATGAACAAGATATTGCGGATTGCCAAGGTGATCGCGCTCGGCGTGGCGCTGACCGGCAAGCAAATCTATCGCAAGGTGACCGGCAAGTGAGGCGGATCCTCTCGATCGACGGCGGCGACGTGCGCGGCGCGCTGACAACCTGCTTTTTGGTGGAACTCGAGCGGCAGCTCGGCAAGCTCACGCGAGATGTTTTCCAGTTCGTCGCCGGCACTTCGACCGGCGCCCTAATCGCCGCGGCCGTCGCCGCCGGCATTCCGGCCGAAACCATCCTGCAGATTTACCTCGAGGACGCCGCCAAAATCTTCACGCCGGGCCCCGCCCTGGCCCTGCCGGTCCGGCTGGCGCAGGGATACGCCTATCAATCCCAGCGCGTGCACGATGTGCTGGCGAAACGCTTTGGCCAGGCGGCAGACTACCGGCTGAACCATTTGCCTATCCGCATTCTGTTGACCGCCATGGGAGTGAACGGCCACCCCTGGTACTTCGTGAGGGACAGCGATCGCAACTCCCAGGTGACCGGCGGCCTCTCGGTGATCGATTGCGCAGTGGCAAGCGCCGCGGCGCCGACCTACCTGTCGCCGTGGTACGTTTCGCCTCTGGCCGGCCAGCTGGTCGGCTGGTGTTACGACGGCGGGGTCGGAACCACCGGCAATCCGGTATATCGCGCGTGCGTGGAGGCGTTTTGCTATGACGATTTCGCGCCGGAGACTACGCGGGTGATTTCGCTCGGCACGGGCTACTACCCGGCCGACGGCGCCGTGAACCCGCCGGCCGGGATCCTCGCCACGCTCGGATGGACCATCGGAACGCTGCTGGATTCGCCCATCGATGAGCAGACGCAGATTGTAAGGCGGCACTGGCCGGGGATCCTCTCCCGTTTCAACTGGCAGCTGCCGCAGTCGATCGACATGTCCGACGCCGGCGCGATCCCGAACCTGGTGGCCATGGGCAAGCACCTGGCGGCCGGCATGGACTGGCGCTCAATTCTCGGTTAAACGTCTCGGAGATCTCAACATGAAACGAATTGCCATTTTGCTGCTCACGCTCAGCGCGCTCGCGTTCGGGCAAGATGCGACTCCCGACCCGGCCGCCGCTGCCGCGCTGGCAAAGCCCACGCTGCTTCTGGTCGGTCCCAGCTATGACCAGTTCAGCGGCTTCAAGGCAAACTTGACCCTGATCGGCAACGAGCTCGACAAGCCGGGCATCTATTACTCCGGCACTGCAGAGCTCGTCGGCAATAAGTGGACCAACGCCGAAGGGAAAACCGGCTTCCTGGTGGGGTACAGCCTGCGATTCGGCCAGCATAAAGGTTGGTGGGACGGAAAGAACTTCTGGTCTATCGGCGGCGATCTCGGACCGTCTATCTCTCAAGCTGCACAGGCTGCCACCAGTTCGGGTATCACTCTGGGAGGCAGCACCATTTCATTCTCCGGATCCTTTACCGCCTCGTACGGGAGGATGCTCACCTCTCACTGGGGCTTCGCGATCCCAGTCAGGATGCTGTGGATCTCCGGGGCTGG